CACCTGATCGCATCACTCTTTCCCTTCACGCCGGTCTTCCGGTAGGTGGTTGGAAAAACAGAAGTAACAAAAGCATTAGCCGTTACAATGTTTGGGGCAGAAAGTGACATGATTCGTTTTGATATGTCTGAATTTATGGAAAAATTTGCTGTTTCAAGATTAATTGGTTCACCTCCTGGATATGTTGGTTATGATGATGGTGGTCAGCTTACAGATGCAGTACGTCGTAAACCTTATTCAGTTGTTTTGTTTGATGAAGTTGAAAAAGCACATCCAGATATCTTAAATATTCTTCTTCAAATTTTAGAAGATGGGCGTTTAACAGATAGTCAAAAGCGTTTAATTCCATTTGATAATACAGTAATTATTATGACATCAAATGCTGCTGCTGATGAAATTCAACAAATTATTAAATCAGAACGTGCAAACGCAAACGTAAATGAATTACCAGCAGAAGAAATTAAAGAATCTAGTTCAAGTTCAGAATCAGGTTTAGCTGTATTTGAAGATGAATATTCTGGTGCAATCAAATTCTTAGAGTCGCCAATTACAGAAAACTTTTTAACAGATATCAAAGAACAACTTAGAGTTGAATTTGAAAAATCTTTCCGTAATATAAAAGAATATGAATTTTTAGAAACAGAAATTAAAAAAGCTGGAAATCCAGAAGAAAATGTTGAAAAACCAGCAAGTAATTTAAAAGGAGCTGTTTTAGAACGTCTAAGTACAATGTTCTTACCTGAATTTTTAAATCGTTTAGATGATATCATTATTTTCCAACCTTTACGTCCAGAAGAATTACGTAAAATTTGTGATATCATGATTAAAGAAGTTAGTGAACGTGTAGAACCGAAACAAATTCTTTTAACAGTAGATGATAAAGTAAAAGCCAAATTAACACGTGAAGGATATAATCCATTATTTGGAGCTCGTCCATTACGTCGTTTAGTAACTAAATATGTAGAAGATTTAATTTCAGAAAATATCCTGAAAAGTCCAATGATCAAAAAAATTCGAACGGTGAAAATCATTCTAAATGAAAATGATCAAATTGTCGTAAAAAAAGAAGAAAATAATTAAAAGTTAAATAAGAAGCACTTGTACTCTTAAAGATTACAAGTACTTCTTATTTGAAGTATCAAAAGAAAAATATTTACAGTTAATTCTATTTAATGAGATAATTTTCTCATAATCAAATTATCACTTTAGCCGATATAGCTCAGTTGGTAGAGCAGTGGATTGAAGATCCTCGTGTCACCAGTTCAAATCTGGTTCTTGGCATTATAAATTCTTAAAAGAAGCTATAGCAGGTTTAAAAGCTAATTTAGCCGTTCCAATTGGACCATTTCTATGTTTTGCAACAATAAATTCTGTTAATTGTGATTCAGGATTTTTTTCATTGTAGTAATCCTCTCGATATAACATAATAACTATATCTGCATCTTGTTCAATTGAATTATGAAGAACAAATCCCTCATTCAAATAATTATGAAATTTTGAAATAGTTTTATCATAAACATCTTTTACACCACAATAGCTTATTGAAGTAACTTTCTTATAAGAATAAGTAATTTCTTTATTTTTTTTATCTAAAAAATAAATTTCGGTTTTTGGTTGAATTTGAGAAATAGAAATCCATCCTTTTTTTGATAAAATTTTATGATTAGATGTTAGACAAAGACTAATATTATTTTCGAAACTTAATAAAAAAGTAGGTTTAGAACCCTTAAATTCAAAGTTTTGCAAATTATTTCCAATTAATTTTTTTTTATTCCATGAAAAGAATTCTTCTTCCTCTACTTGAAAATTTATTTCAAAGTTTTCTAATTTAGATTTTCTTTGAACATTCGTTTTTATTTTAGCTAAACATCCACTTTCTCTTAAATCTGAAAGCATGGGCCTCTTATTCGTACGTGATTCTACAGCTCTACTTAGTTGAGATAATAATATAATTGGAATTTCAAATTCTTTTGATAAAATTTTTAAATTACGAGTAATATAAGAAATTTCTTGAACTCGATTTTCTAATTTAAAATTGAGTTTCATTAATTGTAAATAATCGATGATAATTAGACCTTCTTTTCCTTTAATTGGAAAAATTTTTTTTAATTTTGATCGAATATCACTCACTGTTAAATTTGGATTGTCATCAATAAATATAGGTAACTCAGAGAAATCTTTCATCGCTTTTCCTAAAGCTTTCCATTCATTGGCAGTCATCTTTCCAGATTTCAAACGATTTGCATTAATGTTTGAAGCTGTTGATAAAAATCTATAGATTATTTGTTGTCGCGACATTTCTAAAGTAAAAATGATTAAGGGTGCCTTAGAAGCTTCTACTACATTTTTGGCTAAATTAAGAGAAAAAGCGGTTTTTCCCATAGATGGTCGTCCAGCAATAATAATTAAATCAGACTTTTGAAAACCTTGAAGAATTGATTCTAAATCTTTAAAACCTGTTAATAAACCTGTTGGTTTAGTATTTTTTTTTTTCAAGCAGAAGACGGCATACGAGTTTCCGAAACGTGACTGGAGTTCAGACGTGTGCTCTTCCGATCTGTCCATGCCCTATCCGCACTCAAATCATAAGCAGTACCATTGATGGTTAGAGTGCGTGTGGTTGGAACTGGAGTGTAGCCTAATGCAGTTGCGATTGTTTTGTTCTTCCAAAGTGAGGTAGATGATTCGTAGATTAGTGCATCATTGTTGGAAGGTGATGTAATATAAACATTATGAAGCTCATCCAACTCCCATCCGTTCATCACCTTTACATATATCTTACCATTATTGATGTGTGCATACTCAACATAACCAACTACTACAATATGACCAGTTGCACCCGTAGGTTTGATATTAGTAAGCCTTCCTGCCGTTGTAGGTGAAAGATAAATTACATCGCCATCTGCCCATGTTTCTCCTTGTAGTGAGCCAGTTGTATTGATTCCTTCAAGGTTACCAACAGTCATTATAAACCCTTCCTGATTGGTTGCTATTGTCTCAGTTACCAATCCAATCGTGTCTGCACTATTCGCATCAGTATTCGCTTGAGCAAGTGCCACCGCTAACCTCTGACCCTGAGCACCGCTTATCTTTACCGCTTGATATGATGCTTTAGTTAGTGTAGTATTCGGTGAAACCTTATTCACTACCCTTGCAACCAAATCAACACCATTCTTCAAAACAACATTACCACCTTTTAAAGTCATTTCACTACTTCCTATAGTATCGTTCCATCTTGTAGTAGCAACTGATGCAGTCCCAGTTGGGGTTGTGTCAAGAGTTAGTTGACCTGCTTTGAGTTCGTATTCCCCTAAGTCAACATTCCCGCTTGCACCGCTATAAGGAACTCCACCGCCATCTAATGCCCAATATGTATCATAATTAGTTCCACTTGCTTTCTTTAATACCTGACCAGTAGAACCTCCACTTGGCACACCTACACCTGCTGCACCTGCTGGTCCTTGTGGACCTGCTGCATTACTAACGTTAACAGTTATGTCCTCACTTGATTCTGTAACAATTACTAAATCATTCTGTACGTTTACATCAATGCTCATTTCTTATGGTTTAGTTACATCATCATAAACAATAAAATCACCTTCAAGGTAAGTCTTAACAGTAAGGTCCGCAAAGGTTACTTGCATATCCCAAACATAATTACCTTTAGCAATGTCAACCAATTTCTTAACTGTGATTTGGTTGTTATTTACACCTCCAAGAGTTATACCGCTTCCATTGGTTAAAGTCAAAGCAAGTACACCCCCACATCCTTTGCGGACCTGAATATAAACAGTTGACCCTATTACATTTATCGGTGTAGTATCTGCTAAAAGAGTGAATACTTGCTGCCAAGTATCATTCCTCCACATTTGTATATCTAACTTCCCAGGTCTAAAATCTGATGCCATTTCTTTTCTTTTAAATAGATTTATGATGGATAAGTGTAGTCTGTTGGAACTTCACACCTATTTTGCAAATATGGTAAATCAAGTGAGATGGTTGCACTAACACCTGCTAAGTACTCGGGTGTATCCTCTGTAAAGAAGTCAAGTGTTACTGCATCTTGCATCACAAAATCAAAATCATTATAATGTAACTGAGCCACAATATCTTGAGCAGTTAACAACTGGTCAGACAATACCTCTTGCTCGTTTGATTGTTCAGGTAGTACCCTATCACAAAAAAATAAAGTGAAGTTCAATGTTGAAGTCTTGCCATTGATAGATGCCCCAGTAAGGTCAAAGAATAAAGCAGGATAGACATTGTCTGAACCCTTACTCAAGAAATCAAAAGCCGTTCCGTAGAAGGTTGTTTTGATTTGTTGGTGTGCATTTCCCAAGTCCTCTATTACTTTTATCGTTTGGTTTAGGGTCATTCTTTTTTACTTTTTCAAGATAGACTTTCAGCTTCTCTTGGTTCTTTTTTGAATATGTTTTATTCGCCACAGCAACGATTTATATTACCTTGATATTTTTCTTCAAAAGTTTTATATCTCTCGCAGTCATAATCACCAAGCCAAATGGTAGTAGTGTATGCATCATTGTCAGGGACAATAGTATCTACTCCAGTACCTGGGTTGATATACTCAGGATATTTTGCACTTGCTTGTGATTCTTGCTTCAAGAACTTAATCAACCTTTGCTTATAAAATTCTGCCCTTGCTGAATACCTATTCGCTACATCTGCCAAATCTGATGCACTTGGTTCTGTTTGATTATCACCCGTTTTTCTTACTACCCCTTTATTGTAGAATTGGTATGACAATGCCATAGGCAACTCAGACATAACATAATAAACTAAGCAAGGTGTTATGTAGGTATTTAGCAAGGTTTCCTCATCACAATTCAAGTCTCCTCATTCAATGCCATTCTGTAATCTTTCATAAAGTGCAGTTCCA